TAATCCTTCCCAATTAACAGTATTGGTGGAATCTCCTTTAACAAATAATGTTAAATATGATCCACTTGTAGCAACAGAAACGTCCCAAGTGTCATTTTCTTCTGCTACTACTGTTATTGTTTGTGATACAATGGTATTGATATCATCTATATTTTTTACTACACCTTCTATTTTGTAGCCATTGGTTTCACCTGTGACAACATCTCTACCTACTAATGTAATGTTAAAATCTTCTGACGTGTTGGTATCTATGTTGTATCTTCTACCAAAAACGCCATCTAAAAATATTTCTGTCAATGTATTGTCAGAGGTAGAACCAGCCCATTTTTTAAAATAAAATGATTTCCATAGATTACTCGCTCTTATCATTGAGCCACCGTAATCAGGGTTTTTACTTGTATCAACACAAGGTATTAATAAATCATCAGCTACAGTTGTAACTTCCGGTACTTGTGATATTCTTTTTCTTTGAGTAGCCATTATCTAATTTCCTGTTTATTCATAAATTATTGTTGTTCCGTCATCCCATGTTATATCTATGACTGTCCCACTTATTCCCATTGATAATAAATAATCAATAATTTCTGGTTCAGTGAAAATCTCATAATTATGTAATATTGCGCCATCGTCATCAAATTTGGTAGCACTGGTAGCCCATGTTAACACTTCAACAACATCGTGTCCTACACCAGACAGAGCTTCACTTCCACTTGCATAATATGAAAAACTACTATCTGTGGTGTATAGTTTTGTTACTACTTTTCTTATATTTTTGGTTAATCTCGTATCTCTGAATAAGTATCCATCGACTTTAAAATTAAGATCCCATATTAAAGATCTATAATTAGCTTCTTCAATCTCTACTTGCATATCCATATTGGAACCTTCGTAGACAACACGTAGTTCCAAGGAATCAGCACCTTGTTCAGTTGTAGCTGAATCAGTATTGATATTTAACGGTGGAACTGTTATACGTATTTGGTTTGTAGGATCAAAATATGGTAATATTTGTTCCATTATTTGAGTAATATCAGACATATATTCAGCTGCTATCTTAACAGTGAAACTATAAGTAAATGGAATTGGATTGAGGAAACTATATGTTTGATTTTGTGTTCTTAATGCTCTAATATTATGTTTCTTATTAACAACCCGCTCATTGTCAAATTCAACATTTGTCATTTGAACGGACATAATAGGTAATATTTTATCTCTTTTTCTCGCACCAGTTTTGGGATCACGTTTTTCAATCCAATACCAGTGTTTGGACATAGGAGAAAATTTAATAGGTACTTTGATGTACTTTATTACACTACCATCGTCGTCGTATCTCGCAACAGTTATATCGTTGAAAAGATCGAGAAATTGAATTATAGTGGAGCGCATGATATTATAAAAGTAGTGTCCTTTCATATTACAACCTCACACATTTATAACCCTTATGGGTTTTTTGACCACCACTTGCAACTGTGTACATATTCTGTGATCTTAAACCATGTTCTTTACAAAATTTATTCATTGATTTTATTTTTATCTCTTCGCCATCAGGTGTTATCACTATATATTCCTTACTACGACAATTATCCGTGTATTTTAAATACTCAAATCTTTTATCTATCTCTTCCTGTGTCTGTTTCTTACCATACATAGGATTTTTAGAACCAGTTGAAGATTTACTACTCATTTTACGTTTTGTTTCTTCTGAGTGTTTTTTTCCATACATCGGAGTTTCCTTACCACGTTTACCCCATTGAGGGTTATTTTTACCTCTGAATGCTTTGCTTATTTTCTCTCTACTTTCTTTACATAAACCATGATTACCATTACCACCTTCTGTTAAATTATATCCATTAATATCTATATGACTATTATATTGTTTAATATAATGGTATTCCATTTCATCGAGTTCTTCATGTGTATTACATTCACACAATATTTCCCAATTAAAACTATCTTCTACATACTTATTAATAGATCGGTGAAATGAGCTTTTCCGTTTACCCCTTTTAGCAAGATATATATGTTGTTTTATTCTTATATCAAATTTTTGTTTTGTTTGACCAATATAACATTCATTATTAATAATATTTGTCGCTTTATAAATAATCATAAAATATCTCTTTATATGTAATTATGAAGTATTTTTTAATTAATATCCAAAATAATCTGTATCTATATCATTGTATGCATCAATAGCATCACTATCTATTTCTATTTGTTCATTTTGACCAGCTTCAACAACAAGATCATCATAAATAGGTTTACCATCACTCCATGTTGCTGTTGTTGGTGTATTAAATGTAGCACTGGCATTTAGTGTATATAATTGATGATGTGTAAGACTTTGATGACTGTATCTGAACGGTCTTAATATCATCTCCCAAATAAGTTTTTTAGCTTGAAATATCTGTTGTTCTGCACCTACGTTCACAACTTCATATTTTCTGTTATTCCATAGTGTATGTACCACCATGCCTGGTACTGGATGAACAGGATCAGCGCTCAAAGATGGCACAGACATGAAAGTAGCGGAACAATCTCTTGTGAATACAGTTTTAGGGATTACAGCATATTGTAATGTTTCATCACTCGTGATACCGAATGAATCCAATATACTTGTTTCTTCACTCGGTTCATAAATCAATTTAGTTGATATAGCCGGGGTGAGGTTCGTATTAGGATCTTCTCCATATAAATCATCCCAATTTACAATAGGGAAATATATATCAACAGCAAATCCAGCAATATCAGTAAATTCAGTGATTAATGAATCATATAATATATGTTCTGGATTATCAGTTGTGATATCATATATTCTCCATGCTGGAGTACCTGCAAGAGCAGCTTTAACATCGGCTATTGACATATCAACCTCTAATTATTCCGTATCCGGTATAGCTTTCTTCTTCTCTCAATCTTTCTTCAAGTTTCTCTATTTCGTCATTCCCTTCCGATATTAAAGCATCTCCGTCGAGCGAAATACCTTGATTACCAACAGAAGAAAAACTACTAAATTTACGCCTGATAAGCCCTAACAATACTTTACATTTAGCAAGAGTATAGTCTTTTACAGTTGGCTCATTATATATATCCTCATCAGTACCTTCTATTACCGATACCTTCAACAATACATATCCGGGAGAATCAACTGCACCAGATGGAGAAGCAGAAGTGAGAACTGTAGTAATAGGGGGAGCCGGATCTATGTGTAATTTATTTGTATATCTATCATATCTCCATTGGTACATGGATGGATTATATCTCTGTAATGTTTCGAGAAAATCCAAAGCTATATGATAACCAACAAGTGAAAATTGACCTTCCAATAGACCATTCATCATTCCGTTCATATACATATAGTTTTCAACGGAAAATAATGTATTTATGCCTCCTGTATCACCTGTTTGATCTTGATAATTAATAACTTCTGTCACGTTAGCTGGTAAGTCATAAACAGTTTGACCACCAGACAACATTAAAGTCATGTATTGTTCTTGGGTAGAATGACCTACAGCCATTTTAATCCATCTTGATCTCACCCAGTCAATATTATTATCTATTTGTTGATCGGTTAGTTCAACTTTAACCATAGGATATCCAAGTTGTTCCCTAACCCATTGTCTTAATTCTGCTTTTGTCATTTTTATTTCTTATTCAGTTTTTCTATATGTTTGATTTTATCTCTTTGATATTCAATCATTTTCATAAATTCTTCTGTTTTCCCTTTTGATGAAAAATCAATCATAAAGTTATATAAATCAGCTAAAAATCCATCACCAAATCTATTAATATATGTTTGTGCTAATTTTGTAGCTACATCTAATTGATCTGTGGTTTTAGCTGATTTAATAGTTTTTATCACTTTTTCAAGTGCTTCTTTTTGTTTTGTTTTGGGTAGTTTAGAAAAATTTCTTTTTCACTTAGGTATAATTCAATTTTATCTTCAATATTCATTGTTATATTCTCCTGTGATTATATTCTCTTAGTATTTATAAAAATTATTGTGTAAGCCAACTCCAGTCTTCTTCCATATTTTCACAATCTGAGAGGAATCCCCAACCATCATCCTCATTTAGATGTGGTTTGCTAAAAGTCATTGTTTCCTCTAATATATCCATAGTGAAAATAAACGGAGCCCAATATAAACCAGACACTAAATCATCAGGATTACCGTTGCCAGTGAATATACCGTTTTTATCAATAAAAGTGAGTAATTGTAATATTGTATCGTAATCAACAAGTTCCAACGATCCTTCTTCTATTAATTTTTTCATTAATAATACAGCTTTTGACTTTGTTATGGATGTTGCCCTGATACCCAATTTAGTTGTTTTAGATCCTTCGTTCACAAGATTTGGATTTTCATATTCCCACCATAATTGACTAATAACAGCAGATCCTTCACCATTATTCTCAACCATTATATGGGCATTATTATAATAATAACTGGTTCTATTGATAATATCAGCAAATTTATAAGTATCTGTTTTATTATCTTCAAACACAGCCACTTGTTTCAATTTAATTGGCTTGATACTTTCTATTTTCAATACTTGTATTGTTGATGAGTGTTCTCCTGTACCCTTGGCGCAATCACAATTATGTGTAGGGATACCTCTTGAAATAAATGAATGTGAACCTGTCTCAAAATTATAAACATCACCTTTATATTTTGATATTTCTATTTTTCTTATTTTAATATAGATATATTTCTTATCTTCACTAAAATACTGATATCTTTTATTTCTGGTACGTTTTGATTTAAATCCTACAGTATTATAATTTAATATATCAGCTAACAATATACTATCATAATTACTAATACATAATTGATATGTTTCTTTAATATTACATTCTCTACCACATAATATACTTATAGATGGTTTTCTCAATCTACTAATACTTGGTAAATATCCTAAAGAAAACAGAATATCTTGAATATCTTCTAATAATTTAAGAGATATACTAACTATGTTTATAGTATAGTTTTTATTTTTATATATACATCC